CGGCCCAAATAGCTTCTCTTATACTAATTAATCTTTCAAGATAATATTCCTCAGAGTAAATTTTCTGTTCCTCTCGTCTTTTATGAGTAAAAAGACCAAAAGAATCGATTGTTTCATACTTACTTTCCATCGTTATCCTAATTTTCTTCTAGTTCATTAACTCTATACTTGAGTTCACTGTGATCTACATAAAACATCTCTATTCTCTTCTCAAGTTCTGCAACTCTCTGACTTAAATCTGTTTCACTTTCAATCTCCTCTAATACATTTCTTGCCTCTTCTTCCATAGAAGGATAATTATCATCGTCATTTCCCGCTTCAAGCTCCTCTAATACTCTAGGATCTTCATCATAATCAAAATCAAACTCCTCATAATCCTTATTGTATTCTTTAAGATCTTCCCATAACCGATCTGTTTGCTTGTTTAAGCGCTTTATCTCTTCTTCAAGATCCATATTCTTAGCAGTAAGTTCTACTACAAGTTCTAATAATTCCTGTCTTTCCATATTGTTAGTATATAAATTCAACTTCATCTATCATTGACTCTGGTATCAACGCAGAGTATATATCCTCATCAATTAGAGGACTAGTAAAAGAGTTATAATAGTATAACTTACCACCATGTCTGTAAGTGAGGTAATCTACATCACTACACTCAGGGTTTCTAAGAGTATACATATATAACTTAACAGTTCCTGGATATTCCATTACGTTTAATGTGTCACCACATCCTATCTCATTCCAAAATATACTGAGCTCTGTTACAGCTGGTATACCTGAAGTGTGAATGTAAGCTTCACATGTCTCAACTTGAATTGGTTCTATGTCCAAGACTTCATCTTCTTTGCTACAAGATGATAGAGCCAAGCTAAGCACCATTAATAATGATGCAAAGCTTGTAAGTTTATGTAACGCTCTAGTCTTCATAATACCATTTTCTTTGTGAGTATGTTCTATTTTTTACTGCCTCTTTTATAGACAATAAAATTAGTGTACATAATACTGTAGCAGCTGCTATAAATAATGTAACTATAAGTATGTCCATATTTCTAAAAACTAATAGTAATAATAAACTAATAGCTAAGAAAGATCTACATATCATTTGTATTGCTTCAATGGTTACTTTCCATATTTTTAATGCTCTTATACTCATAACTATCTCTTCATTTTGCAGTGTGACTTTACATAGCCATTGCCGGTTAATACTTTAGGTCCTGAGCATGATACAATAGTACCTGCTACTAATAATAATAAGATTAATCTAAATGTTTTCATAATGATTTAATTTGGTTAAAAGTTAAAACAAGCCCGAACTCTGCGTTGCACTTAGTCATCAGGTATTCCCTTCCGTCTTATGAGTGAGGCTATAAAAAGCAGTTTATCTTCTTGCTTAGGAATACGACGTTGCCAATCCAACACCCATCTTTTACGATGCAATCGACGTCTCTTAAGTTCGTATGTTGGCATTGACTGATAGTACGTCCTTTCTATTGTATTGTGTTATATTATACTATCTGATAAATTAGATACTAAGTAAAATCATGGCAAAATAATGTGTGAGAGAGCTGATACACGCGCTCGCATAATACGATCTGTAATATAAAAAAATAAATAGGGATACTTTCGTATCCCTATATTATTAAAGTGTTACTCTATTTCTGAAAGTACCTTCTTGATTTGGGTTTGGTGTTGTAGTTACAACAAGGTTTTTCTTTGGTGTTACTTTAGAAGCGTCTGACTCAGATATTAAACCTGTATCTTCTATGGTATCTTTACCAACTTTTGTTGTGAATACACACAAACCAATTTTGTACATATTTCCGTTTCTTTCATATTCTACGATACGAAAGCCTTTGAAAGAACCTTTGTGTTGTCCCTCTGGTAGTTTACTACCTACCTGAACAGCAGATTGTGCAGTGGATTTACTCCAAGCATCAGAAAATTGTTTAGCGTTTTTACATTCGATGACATTTGCCATAATTAAATAAATTTTATTTGTTAGTATTAATTTATGCGACAATGGGGGGTGCCCCAATGCGCGCAAGACCGATAGGCGCTATATTTGAGGAGGGTCACGCTCTCACAAAATTTCCAAAAATTTTTTATATTTGCACAATGACGTTTAAAGAAATACTTAGGAATTGTAAACAAAAGATAATAGATGGCAAGATTAACAACAATAACAAGACTAGAAAGATCCAAAAAGAAAAGACCACAGATACACTCAAAGAGCAAAAGTAGTAAACTAAAGAGCTCTAAGAACTACAAAAAGAAATATAGAGGTCAAGGTAGATAATAATTGAATATTTTTTATAACTTTGCAACCAGAGGCACTCTCACCAGAGTATCACCCCTGAGGATCGAAAGAGCAGTAGGGGGTCAGAAGTTGGATTGTAGGTCCTAAATAAGGACTAGAGTTTTCTCCAATAGCCTCGCAAAAGGAAGGTATAGAACCTAGTTGGGGTAGAATACATATTAGGTAAGTGTGGTGAATTAACATCGAGATAATTATCCCTAGGTCTTCTCAAAGAAGAAAGCACTGCTAGGTTTAAAGTCCTAACTGAAATTGAAAAAGGCGATAGTCGCTAGGGGGAACCTGTATCTAGACTGCACATATATTTATAATTATGGGAAAATCAAAACCAAAGAATCCTAGCCTGTGGTCACGAGCGAAAGCTTTGGCCAGAAAGAAGTTTAAGGTATATCCATCTGCGTATGCTAATGCGTGGGCTTCTAAATGGTACAAGTCAAAAGGTGGCAAATGGGGAGGATCTGATAATAGAGTAAAGAAAGCTGAGAAAGGTGGATTTACTATGGAGAAAGGACCTGCTAAACTAGACTAATCATGGCAAAAGGCGGATTAGGTAAATGGTTTAAGGAACGTTGGGTCGACGTAAAGACAGGTAAACCTTGTGGTAGATCTGGTAAAAAAGATAAGCGTCGTGGGTATCCAGCATGTAGACCATCAAAGGTTGCAGGTAGAATATCTAAAGCAGAGGCTAGAAAGAAGACAGGACCAGGGAGAGTTAAATGGTCAACAACTGCATCTGGTAGGAAGAGAAAAACTACTAGAGCAATGCATGGCGGATATAAGACTGTACCAAAGTTACTTAAATGAAATACTTTATTGTTACAGTATATACACTATTTTTATTACAAAGTTTTATTGCCAAAGACAAAATTATGCATTTTAGCGTTGGGTATATTACATCCCATGCGTCTTCTTCTATTATTGTAGAATATACAGATAATAAAAAGCTAATTAAGTATGGTCCTATATTAGCATGTCTAGTAGTTGGTGTAGGAAAAGAGTTAGTAGATAAATACGACTCAGATCCTAAATCTACATTTGAAGTACTTGATATAGCTTACACAGTTGGAGGAGGTATAACTCTTCTTAGTATTGACATAGGTAAAAAATAAATATTAAAATTCATTTGCGTTTGTAAACTATTTTGTTATAACTTTGCATTTATAACTTAATATATAGATAATGGCAAGTAATT